TGACGAGATTATGTACATACTTATGTGTGGTACTGGTGTAGGGTTCAGTGTTGAAAGACAATACGTTGATAAACTACCTGAGATTGCAGAACAATTTCATACAACTGAAACAGTTATTAAAGTTAGAGACAGTAAAATAGGTTGGGCAAAATCTTATCGTGAACTTATTGCTATGTTATATGCAGGACAAATACCACAATTTGACGTGTCTCTTGTCAGACCTGCAGGTGCTAAACTAAAAACATTTGGTGGACGTGCTAGTGGTCCTGACCCATTAAGAGATTTATTTAAATTTAGTATTGAAACATTTCAAAAAGCTAGTGGCAGAAAATTAAATAGTATTGAGTGTCATGATATTGTATGTAAGATTGCAGACGTAGTTGTTTGTGGTGGTGTAAGACGTTCAGCTTTAATTAGTTTGTCTAATCTTTCAGATATTAGAATGAGAGATGCAAAGACTGGTCAATGGTGGGATAATAATCCACAAAGAAGTTATGCTAATAACTCTGTAGCTTATACTGAAAAACCTGACATAGGCACATTTATGAAAGAGTGGGTATCTCTTTATGATTCTAAATCAGGTGAACGTGGTATATTTAATAGAGTTGCATCACAAAAAATGGCAACACGTTCAGGTAGAAGAGATGGTGAACATGACTTTGGAACTAATCCATGTTCAGAAATAGTATTACGAAATAAACAATTTTGTAATTTATCTGAAGTAGTTGTAAGACCTGATGATACTGAAAAAACTTTAAAAGAAAAAGTAGAGATAGCAACAATCTTTGGTACACTTCAATCAACTCTATCAGACTTTAGATATTTAACTAAACAATGGAAAGATAATACTGAAGAAGAAAGACTATTAGGTGTTTCTCTTACTGGTATTATGGATAATTTTATATTATCAGGTGGTGCTTTTAATCAAGCAGTTTTAAAATCTCTGTTAGTTAATTTAAAAGACCATGCAATTGAAACAAATAAAAAATGGGCAGAGTTATTAGGAGTTAATCAATCAACTGCTATTACTTGTGTTAAACCTTCAGGAACTGTATCACAATTGGTTGACTCAGCTTCAGGCATACATCCACGTTATTCACCTTATTATCTTAGAACTGTAAGAGCAGATAAAAAAGACCCTTTGTGTGATATGATGATAGATAAAGGTTTTCATGCTGAAGATGATGTAATGAAACCAAACGATACTAAGGTTATTTATTTTCCTATGAAGTCTCCAGTAGAATCAGTAATGAGAGATGCTAAATCTGCTATTGAACAACTAGAGATATGGAAAACTTATCAGTTATATTGGTGTGAACATAAACCTTCAATTACAGTTTATGTAAAAGAAGAAGAATGGTTACAGGTTGGAGCATGGGTATATGAAAACTTTGATGTGATGAGTGGTGTGTCATTCTTACCACACTCTGACCATTCATATAAACAAGCACCTTATCAAGAAGTTGATAAGAAAACTTATCAAGAGTGGTTAACTAAGACTCCAAGAAATATTAATTGGATGGACTTAACTAAATATGAAAAGGAAGATACAACTACTTCATCAAAAGAACTTGCATGTACTGCAGGTGCATGTGAAATAGTTTAAAAAATATTTGACTTTAATAATTAAAAGGAGTATAATTATATAATGTTTATAAATGCAAGAGCAACACACAAGGAAGAAACAGTTCATCCTTTACCTAAAGAAAAAACTAATTTTGTTTTTATAGGTTATGATTCTCGTGAAGATATAGCTTATAGAGTTTGTGAAAACTCATTAGCTAGACATAGTTCAAGACCTTTAACCATAATTGATTTGAATGTTTCTCACTTGAGAAATAGTGGTCATTTTACTAGAGAATGGAGAGAAGATAAAGAGGGTCAAAAATATGATGTGTTAGATGACAAGCCTTTTTCAACAGAGTTTAGTCATACTAGATTTTTGTGCCCTCATTTAGCTAAGATAAATAAAATGAAAAATTGGGTAATGTTTTGTGATTGTGATTTTTTATTTCTTAGAGATGTAGATAAACTGTTTAAGTTTGTAGAAGATAACTATGATGATAAAGCTGTTGCTTGTGTTAAGTTTGATTGGCAACCTACTGAAGATACTAAAATGGATAATCAAAAACAACTAGGTTATGATAAAAAACTATGGTCTTCATTAATGTTATTTAATATGAAACATAAAGATGTAAAAAATTTGACAAGTGATAAAGTAAATACTATGAAAGGTTTAGACTTACACCAATTTAAATGGACAAGTGATGACCAGATAGGTGAGATACCTGGAAGTTGGAATCATATACCTGAAGTTTCACAACTAAAAGATAGTCCTAATGCTATACATTTTTCTCTTGGTGGTCCTTGGTTTGGTGGTAAGTTTTCTACTATGCAATTTGCTCAAGACTGGGAAGATGAAAAACTTTTATATAGAAATACTATATACGAAACAAGACCTACAAAAATGGTGAAGTATTAATATGGCTAAAGATACAATAAATATCGTTACTTCCTTTAATCCTAAAGGATGGGAAACTTATGCTAAAAAAATGATTGAGTCAGCTAACAAATTTCTTTCTGATGATTTACATTTAACAGCATATTATCATGACTTTGATGACAAGACAATTAAACAATTTCCTAAATCAAAAAACATAACATTTAAAAATTTAAATAAAGTTCCCTCTATGTTAAAATATAGAGATGAAATGAAACTACATGATGGCACTGAGGGTAAACGTATGCCATATAACTGGAGATTAGATGCCATTAAATGGTGTCACAAAGTGTATGCCTTGACTGACTTCTCCTTCAAGTTAGTAGAAGAAGGTATGCAAATGGGGTGGGTAGTTTGGTTGGATGCTGACATTATCCTTAAAAAGCCTATAACTAAAAAGGACTTGCTTGGAATTATTCCCCTAGGTTCTGAGTTGGTTCACCTTGGTAGAAAAGATGTGGACTATAGTGAAACATCTTTTATGGCATTTAATCTAAACAATGTCCCACCCCTTGATTTATTATTAGATATGAGAGGTATCTATGATAGTCATGAAGTTTTATCCTACAGAGAGTGGCATGATGGTTTTATATTTGAAAGATTATTTAATCTTTATGGTGCTCATGGTCTTAAAAAACATAATTTAACTCCAAAAGTGCGAGGTTTAGATGCGTTTAATAACTCTCCTTTATCAGATTACTTTGAACATTTTAAAGGAAACAGAAAAGATTTACTATCAGACAAAACCACACCTGATGTCGTTGGTCCAAAGAGGTATAAACAATTGGCAGATGTCATCAGACATTACAAATTTTCAAGGATACTTGAAACAGGTACGTGGAATGGTGGTAGAGCTATTGAAATGGCACTGGCAGCTTTTGACAACGTAGATAAAGTTTATTACAAAGGTTATGATTTGTTTGAAGATGCTGATGAATTTACAGATAGAACTGAGCTTAATACTAAACCACATAATTTATATAAAGCAGTTGAAAAAAGATTAAACGAGTTTAAAAAATATGTAAAAGAAAAAATGAACAAGGAGTTTGATTTTGATTTAGTTAAAGGAGATACAAAGAAAACTTTAACTGAACAAAAAGATTTTGACATTGCATATTTAGATGGTGGTCATAGTTTTGAAACTGTTAAACATGATTACAATATGTGTAAGCAATTACCTGTTGTTGTGTTTGATGATTACTTTACAAAAGATGAGGGAGGTAAAGAAGTTGCTGACGAACATAAAGGAACAAATAAAATCTTTGATAAACTTGATAAAAAATATAGACGAAAAGTTTTCCACTCTAGTGACCCTGTTAGAGGTGGTGGTATTACTCATCTCGCTATTGTTATTCATAATGATAGTCTTGCTAGTCTACCTGATAGTTTAAATCATGTACCTATTATAGTCAAACCTAAAGATTGTATGCCCAAAGACTATATTAAAAACAATATAAAAAATAATGTTAAGAGTATTGATAATTGGCTAATAAAAGGAAGACCACATGGAGAAACAATGATTATAGTTTCAGGTGGTCCATCTTTCTTAAAGTATAAAGATTATTTAAAGACAACTAATCACAAGATAATGTGTGTTAAACATTCTCTTCCTATGTTATTAAAGGAAGGTATTACACCTTGGGGTTGTAATATACTTGACCCTAGACCTATTGAGGGTACAAGTACACATGGTATTGTTAGAAAAGATTTATTCAAAGACATACCTGAAGAGACAATATTCTTTGTTTCAACTATGACTGATATATCAGTTGTAAAACATTTACAAAAAAAGAAAGCTAATATAATAGGTTGGAATGCATATTCTGATGCTATTATTGAAAAGACAAACGAAAAAAATAAAGTTGTAATTGATAAAGACTTAGGTGTTCCTGAGAATACTGTTCTTCTTACTGGTGGTACATGTGCTGCTATGAGAGCTATTAGTGTTTCTCATACTTTAGGTTTTAGAAATTTTAAATTATATGGATTTGATTGCTCAGTGCCTGAACCTAAAGATAAAAAAGAAAAAGATGACGCTGGTAGAGATAAATACTTATTTGTAACAACTAATAAAAAAAAGTTTTGGACAACTGGAGAGTTATTAGCTATGGCTCAAGATTGTGAAAAATTATTTGAAAGACAAGATATAGATATACATATGGAAATGTATGGTGAAGGAACTTTAGTTTCTGAATTATGGAAAACAAAAGGTAGAGAACAACACCCTAATTATGAAGATACTATCAGCAATAACAGTTAAAAATTTTTTAGATGCTGTTTCTTGTAATACGATTTACAAGTCTGTACTTGAATTACAAGAATCTTGGTCTAACTATAATGATAGAATGTGTCTTGGTTCAGCAAAAGAATTAGATGAATCAGATATTAATTATAATAATAAATGTAAAACAAATAATCCTATTATATTTGAAAAATTTCCTACAGTATTATATAAAATAAATAATATTATAAATAATATATATGAAGAAGATTTAGAAACTAATTCAGTATCTATACCTGGATTTGAAATAATAACAGATGATGGCACATATTATAATTTAAAACATGATGCTCATTTTTATTTTACTGTTCCAATACATACAGGTAACTGTAGTTCATCTTTATTTTATTCAAATACATTTGGTAAAAGAAAAGAACAAATACCTTTAAAAATAGGTAGATTTTACTTTCATGTTAAACCTATTCATAAGTATTATGAAAAGTTAAATCAAAACAATAACTTAGTATGTATTGAAGGTAAAGGAAAAGTAAATAAAAATAGTAAAATAACCCTTTTCTTTTAAATAATATTGTGTTATAATAACTTTAAATTGGAGAAAGATTATGTTATTACCAATGATTGCACCTATTTTGGGCAAAGTAATTGACAGGATTATACCTGACAAAGCTGGTCAAGCAAAGGCTCAAGCAGAACTAAATAAAGCACTCGTAACACACTCAGCAGATATAGAAAAAGCTGCTGCATCTGTAGTAGTTGCTGAAGCTAAAGGTGAAGGTTGGTTACAACGTAATTGGAGACCATTAACAATGGTATCTTTTTTATTACTTTTGTTTATGTATTGGTTTGGAATACATCCTGAGAATTTATCAGATGCAGTTATTATGAAACTGTTTGATTTATTACAGATTGGTATTGGTGGCTATATCATAAGTAGAGGTGCTGAGAAAGGTATTAAAACGTGGAAGGAGAAATAATATGAAACAATGGACAAAACCTGTTGCAACAGAAATTTCTGTAGGTTTAGAAATTAATTCATATGCTTGTGCTGAAAAGTAATAGCATTATTTTTTTGGTATAAGCCATATGCTTTAAAAGGTATGGCTTAAACCTAGTTAATAAAAACATTATTGCCTATTAAGGAATAATAAACTAAAAGGAGAAATACTATGATGTTATTGGACAACATGTTCTATAATCATTTTGATTTAATGAGACCAAAAGTAATGGTCGTGTCTGAAAAGATGTATCAGGAAGCTCAACAAAAAAAGTTACAAGCTAGATTAGATTATCTTGAAGAACAAAAAGAGCATTATGAAAATGAGATAAAAGAAGTTAAAGAAGAAATGACTTCTTTATCTATTGAAGATAAATCCAAGTAAATAAAAAACCCCTAGCTAACTTAATAACTAGGGGTATTTTTTTGTCCAATTTTCACAGTTGGCTATTTATTTTTATCTTTATAATCTTTTATTGCTGCTTTAATTGCATCTTCAGCTAAGATGGAACAATGAATTTTTACAGGTGGAAGAGCAAGATGATTCGCTATCTCTGTATTTTTTATTGAGTGTGCTTCATCAAGATTTTTTCCTTTGACCCATTCTGTAATTAAAGAACTTGAAGCAATTGCTGAACCACATCCAAAGGTTTTAAATTTTGCGTCTTCTATAATATTATTATTACCTACTTTAATCTGTAGTTTCATTACGTCACCACATGCAGGTGCACCTACCAAACCTGTACCCACCTCTGTAGAATCTTTATCCATTGACCCTACATTTCTAGGGTTTTCATAATGGTCTAATAATTTATTACTATATGTCATACTCCAAAACTTTCTCCACAACCACAACTACTTGTTGCATTAGGGTTTTTTAATTCTAAGAAACTACCAAATATTTCTTTCTTATATTCAATAGTCATCCCCATTAAATAAATTAAACTTGATTTATCAATTAGTAAAGTAAAACCATCAAACTCTATAAAGTCATCACTGTCTTGTATGTAGTTATCAAATGACCAGTCATATCTAAAACCTGCACAACCACCACCTTTAACTTCTAAACGAACATACTTTTTATTATTGTCTTGTGTTAATTTTTTTAAATGATTTTTAGCTGAGTCAGTTAAATTAACTAAACTCATATCATTCTAATCCATGTATATATTAAACCTAATGCAGCACCTACAATAAACAACATCTTAATAGCACCTGAACCTCTGGCTAAGTCTGCTCTGAGTCCTGATATAATCTCTGTCTGTTTATTAATTAATTCAAAAGCAACTTCTAGTTTATTGGCAACCTCTTTGTGTTGCTCTTCATTACGTGCTTCAAGTGCAGCTAGTCGTGCTTCTAATGAGTCTCTACTATTCATTATCTTTCTCCTACAATCCTTTTAGTTCAAAGTTATCAAGTCCAAGTCTCTTTGTAAAATCTTCATAACTTTCAAATTCTTCATCTTTACCTGTTAATAAATCAATCGCTTTATCTCTTGCTCCTCTGTTAGCTGCAAATACAGGATTAAGAGTTACAAGTTCTCTAATTAAAGGTCTTGTATCAGGGTCATCTTTAACAGCTTTTGATATACCCCTTAGTACACCATCCACTTTAGCTCCTATTGGACCTAACAAAATAGATACCAATGGACTTGCACCATAACGAGCAGCATCTAAAGCTAACTTAAATGATGTTGCACCACCAGCTATGTTAGTTCCAGCAATGACATCAAATATATAATTCTGTCCTCTCTCTTCTTTCTTTCTAAGTAAATCGTCTAAATTTTCTGTAGGGTCATCTGAACTTGCAGACCTAAACATTTCTTTTAATAAATCAGTATACATAGAAACTAATATTATCATTGACATAGCAACTCCATATCTAAATAAACTAGCTGTTCTTTGATTAGGAGTTCTATCTTTACCTATTAAATTTTTTAATAATCTAAAACCAACAGTATTACCAAACACAAAAGCAAAACTTTTTAATTGGGCAGTACCTGCAAGAGCAGGACTAGACATCCATAATGGTCTATTAGTAGGATTAGGTGTCATAATTTGCTGGTCAACAAAACGAGCTGCTGCAGCTTTAATAAGAGCACTCTCTCTAAATACTTTATCAAATGGTTTACCTTGTATATCATCAACTAATTTAAATATATCAGGTATACCTACCTCTTGATATTTTTTTCTTAACTCTAAACCTCTAACAGTTCCTTTTAAATTACCATTTACTATTGAACTCATATCAGTTTTGAGTTCATTTTTAAAACCATCAAAAGCCATTTGTCTTGATAACTGTGTGACTTGTGTCAACATAGTAGTTTTAAAAAATCCATTAGTAAATTTTCTAGGTGTATCAAGAGTAGATGAAGCAGTTATCCTCTCAGTCAATGCACCATCAAGACCATACATTATTTCTTGAAAAGCTTTTTCAGTATTACTTTTTCTAAGTCTTGGATAAAATATACGAGCAGTTCTTCTAAAAGCATTGATAGGAAGTTTTATTGCTGACACTAATGCACTACCAGGTTTTGCTCTCGCTAATAAAATTAATGGCTCACTTAATGCAGTTAAGGCAGCAAAAGGTAAAGTTAAAAAATAAGCATTTGCTAGTGCAAACTGGTAAGCTCCTCTAGCAAATCCTTTTGGAACTTGTGTTCCATACTTTCCTTGAATAGCTTGTAATGTATTACCTACTGCATTGTATTCCTTATCAGTTACCAAACCCTCGTCCATTAAAGATTTCATAGTAAGTTCTACATTTTTAAATCTATTTTCAAACTCAATATCTTTAGCTGCTCTCATCATATAACCTGGAAGTATCTCCAATATATTATCGTCAACTAATCCTTCCTGTCTTAATTCTTCAACCATCTCTTTTGGTATCTTACGAGTCTTTTCTAAATTTAAATTAACTCTTCTATCAGGAATATCTTTTTTCTTTTTACCTCTAATATTAGTAAGATAATAACCACCTTCATCATTTATGTTTTCAACAATGGCATCAACTTCATTATCATTCTTAATATATTTTTTAGCAACTGTTTTAAATTTTTCTTGATTCTTTTTATTGTTAAGAATATAACGAATAGGTACATAGTTGTCCATGTAATTAACATCTATACCTGCATCTCGTGCATCATCATATACTTGTTTTAAAACTTTTCTTATTTCAGTATCAGCTTTATCTACCTTTTTAGCTAAAGATGTTTGACCATACTTTTCTAATATATAACCTTTTTTATTTGATAAAGATTCATATAATAGTTTTTGATTTTTTATAGATGTAGCTGGACTTTCAGGTATTATACCAAACGTAGCTAGACTTGCTATATCTCTTGCTCCAGTTCTAGCTATTGGTTGTAAATCTTTAACAGCTTCTAATATAGGTGATAAATAACTTCCTGCTCTATTTTGAGACTCAGGATAAAATGACTCAAGATTATTATATACTCTAAATAATCTTGTATCACCTTTTTCTCTATAATTATTTATAGCTGTTCTTCTTATAGGTGATGTTGCTCTACCTAATAATCTTTGTATAATACTACCATCATATATCTTAGATATAACCCCTGATATACCTGTTTGAGAAGTGCCTGATAATAATTCAGGTGTGATTAACAACTCACCTTTCATTTCTCCTTTTTCTTTTGCCTTATTTAATTTTACTTTCTCTTCATTAATTCTTTTCTGTAAAGCTGCTTTTAGTTTACCTGCTTTTTTAGAATAACCTATTTCACCTTGACGAGATTTTTCAAACTGTTTTATTTCATTGTCTATATTTTTAAGTTCAATTCTTTTTCTTCTAGCTTCTTGAGGTAAAGAATTTTCAGTAGCAGCTTTATATTCATCTAAAATTTTACTTCTATTATCTTTTAATTTATTTATAGTTTCACTTGCGTTACTAAAAAATCCTGGAGCACCTACTCTTTTTTCTACAACATCTGCAGCTTTATCTATTTCTTTAATTCTATTTTCTAATACTTCTATTTTAGCTGTGGTTCTTTTTATTATATTTGCATTAACTACGTCTTCTTCTTTTATTTTTTCAGCTAATTGTATAAACTCATCAGACTCTTTATTCTGTTCAATTAAAGCATCTGTAGCTAATTTAGATGAAGTTCCCACAACAGGACCAACAGCAGTACCACCTATAGTACCTATGGCTGCATCATTAATAGCTCGTTTCGCCACTTCTTTTGGGTCTGTTTCTCTACCTGCTATTTTGTCTGAAGCTATTTCTGTATTAGCTGCAACTAAACCTTCAGTAACTGCACCAGTAGTTGCAAGTTTAGCTGTGTCACTTGCGATTGAACCTGCTAAACTTTTTTTAGTTAGTTCAGCAACTTTTGTTGAAGTTTTTACTGGGTCATATAATTTACTTAGTATTTTACCTACAAAAGCTGTATCAATTAAACCATTAGCTAAACCTGCTACTATAGATTTTTCTGCAGCTTCTTCATCTGAGGCTCCTTTATCTATAGCTGACTTATAAACTGACCCAATACCTTGAACAAATAAAGGACTAACTGGTAACATATTAAATAATAATTTACCAGCAATACCTTTAGGAGTAAAACCTAATAAACTAACACCAAACCTAGCTGCTGTACCTAGACCTAATTGAAAACCTAAAGAACCAGTAGCAGTTCCTGCTGCCTGTTTAGTAAATTCTTTGGCATCATCAAATGATTTTATTTTAAATAAGTCAGTAGTTTCTGTGGGAGTTCCTAGAGATTGTAGAATACTTTGTTGACGTTCAGAATTACGTTTACCTACATCTTGAAGAAAGTCTGTGACTGTAGAATCTTCACCAGTCTTTTGTTCAACTGCAGTTCCTATAGCAGTTAGACCATCAAACATTGCTTGTTTAGTTCCTGCTACACCTCTTTTAAATGCAGAACTAAAAGAGTTTACTTCCTCTTCTTTTCTTCTTTTAAATTTTTCCATCAATTCAGGATTTCTACTAATCTCTAAATCAATTAATTCTTGCATACTTTTAGTCATGATGATTATTCCTCTATAGGAATTGTATCGCCACCACCAAGACCTTTAAACCAATTCATTACCCTTGTTGGAAATCCTGGTTTTTTATTAGCTTGATTTTCAGCACCTACTTTTATAGTTGCTTGTTTAATTGCTGCATCAGGACTCAATCCTTGATTGTCCATTATTTCTTTTGCAATTAAAGATATTCTTGGATAATCTTGTTTACGTATTCCATCAATATCATCTAAACCTGAACCTGAAACAAAACTAAATATATCTTTTTCATTTAGTTCACCTGCTCTAGCATATTTATTAATTAATCCTTGATAGTATTTACTTTTAACTGCAAGTTCTTTTTCACCTAATTCAAGAGTTTTCTTAGTTTTCATTTCATCTAATTCAAGTGCTCTAATTTGAAGTTCTCTATCAAACTGTTTATTTTTTCTTTCAAGTTTTTCTTGTTCAAGTTTACTTAGATTACCCATAAGTCCTGCTGCTGCATCAACAATACGAGTACCTCCCATTATTTGGAAACCCATTTGAGCTATAGCAAAACCTCTACGTTTTTCAAAGTCAGCTTTTGATTCTTTCTCTTGTCTTGTTATAATGTCTCTTAAATAACTAGAACTATTTTCTATTGCTTCTTTTGTTGGTTCATTATTTTTTAGTAAGTTTTTACTTTCTTCTAGTAATACATCTGCATTAGGGTCATCTGGATTTATATTATTTTTTAAATATTCTGAAGCACCTTCTTCTTCATTTGTATTAAGAACAGGTTTTGTTTCTTTTTTATCTGTTTCTTTTGCTTTTTTTTCAGCAACTTTTTTAATATCTTCAGGAATTTCTTTTGGTGGTTTAGTTTTTTCTTTAGTCCTATCTAATTCAAACTTAGCAATTAAATCTTCATAACTATCTATATTACTATCATATCTTGTAGCTAAAGAATTAGCTTCTTGTATTTTAGTATCTCTCATTTTAATTAGTTCATCTTTAGCTGTTGGACTTTTAGCTTCACTAATTCTATTATTTAACATACTAACTTCATCTCTTGTTCTTTTTAATTTTTCCTCTAATCCTGCAGCTTGTAAAAAAGAACCAGGTTGTTGTCCAGCTAAAGTATCTTCAATTGAATCCATTGCTCTTTTACCTGTATCAACTATTCTTCTACCAAATTCTCCAAGTTCTTCACCTTTAGTTTTAAGAGTTTGAGTTAAATCTCCTGCTGCTCTTCTCATTTTCCCTTCACCACCAGGAGTAACTGAACCTGAAATATATTCTCCTGCTGGTTCTAATATATCTGCAGCTTGGTCAACTATAAATTTTCTACCCTCACCTATTTTTTCTGCAGCTTTTTCAGTTAAACCTGCAATACCTTTAACAGCAGGTAACTGTCCAAATTTATCTATAAACTCAGGCATTTTAAATTTAAGTCCACTACCTTCATCTCTCACTCTAGTAACTTCACCTTCTTTTAATGCAGGTACATTTCTTGGA